GTACATTGTAAAAATCTTAAGTGTACATTGTAAAAATCTTAAGTGTACATTGTAAAAATCTTAAGTGTACATTGTAAAAATCTTAAGTGTACATTGTAAAAATCTTAAGTGTACATTGTAAAAATCTAAGTAATCTATAAATAAAAATCTAAACAATCCTATAAATCGAACTAATCCTATAAATCTATAAATAAAAATCTAAGTAATCCTATAAATCGAACTAATCCTATAAATCTATAAATAAAAATCTAAGTAATCTTATAAATCTATAAATAAAAATCTAAGTAATCTTATAAATATAAATCTATAAACTGTAAATTATGTTTTGTTCATAGTTGTTACTAAAACTATATATATTATATATAAATATATCAAAAGACATACCTACATTTAGTTAAAGTTCATTAAGTCTTCACGATTAATACTTAATGTACCATAAACATCATGGTCTTCTACCATATATTCATTAAAATTTTTTTCACTATCACTAATATCTATATAGTTGTCATTATTTTCTATGTTCTCTATAAAACTATCAGATTTATATATAAAATCACTATCAATTGTATTAAAATTAATATGAACTTTAATATAAGCGCTTAATGCATATTTTTTTTTATTAGATGTTGTTGCGGTATAATAACTATCATATAATTTTGTTATAATTAGAAGAATATTTGTTATAAATGTTATAGCAGTAGTAAAATTATAATAATTATTAAATATATATAATCCACTTATTACCCAATTAATTAAAGATATAAAAATTAGTATATAAACCACTAATAAATAATTTATATTATGTATTAAAAATTTTGATTTTATACTAGAATAATTATCTATTATATGTGTAATATAATTATCAGGTAACTCTTTATTTATATCAAAATGATTAATTATAAAATGTTCTCTAGATAACTCAAAACCATACATTAATAAAAAAAAAAAAATATTTAATACATTTACCACTAATACTATATAAGTACTTGTATCTCCATTATTAAATTTATCATTTAACATACACCTTTCTCCATCACAATCTTGTATAACAGATAATAATAATACAGATGCAATTATAATTTTAAATAATTCTAATAAAAAATAAAATGTTATTTTAAATTTTTGTTTACGATCATTTGTAAAATATTTTTTTTTCTCTTTCTCTACCATTCATTTATAGATTAAATACTAATTATAAAATCACTTTAAATTAATATTTAAGTTATACGCATTATTATTTAAATTAAAGATAAATTATACGAATTATTTAAATAAATACGTGTTTTCTCAATTATTTTTTTTTTTAACTCTTTTTTTAAATATGTTATATCTGCTTTACTAATATTTTTGTAATAATGACTCATATTTTGTAGATCTAAATATTTTTTAAAATTAAAATTAGATATTTTTGGTTTTCTACTAACACTTGGATTAATATTATTTGTTGGATAATATACACTAATACTATTTGTTAATACTACATTATATGTTCCCGGTAGAGTGCCCGGACCGGATCCATTAATAATTATAGTATTTAAAATGTCATTAACATTACTATTAAGAGTGTCCTTTTCATCATTTGTAAGAATATCTACATTATAATTTATTGGTTGTGCTCCTCCTAATTGTATTATATAATTTTCTATTATTTTTTTTCCTAATGTACTTGTAACTTTTACAAAACGACCAGTTGTTGGATTTTTTATTCTATTATAATTCATATTATATTATATATATATAAAATTATATGATTTATTAATTTTAATATTTATTAATTTTAATGTTAAATAATACATAAGATTTATCCTCTAAACTAAAATCTAATTTAATAAATACTTTATATAAATTTTGACACTCAGCCCCGTTTAATTTAAATATTCTAAATTCTTTATAAGCTTTAAATTTAATTGCATTATCTTGTGTATTTATAACTATTTTATATGATTCTTTATTATTATTGTTTTCTGCTAAATAATAGTCATTAATAATAATATTATTAAATATTATTTGAAAAGGTAATCCCAATAATGCCTGTGTTGTTAACATCATAATTTTAACGACAAGATCATCCGAATATTTATTATCTAAATAATTAATTATTTTTTTTTTATCTTTAACAATATGTCGATTTAAATAGACATCACATCTTTCTAAATCTACACTAAATTGATGACGTATAGAATCATTATCTTTATACGAGTTTTTTATATCATTTAAAAAAAAATTATAATCAAGGCATACATTATGTTCGTATGAATCTCTATTTTGTATCTCTTCTAAAATATTTATTTTATCAGTAAAATGAAGTGTTTTTTCATCTATTTTACTATAAAATATATAATCATCTTCTTTAGTATTTTGTATGATTGACATATTTAAATCAATATTATTAGGTGTATCAAAAAAATCCATATTTAAATATTATAATATATAATTATTTAATAATGTATTCTATAAGTGAAAAAAGATTATCACGAGAAATTTTCGAAATTATAAAAGATTACAAAAATATATCTATTATTCAGAACGATAATAAATATATACTAAAAATCAATGTTAAAAATAGATTTATTACTATAGAACTCGATCATAAGTATCCATTTAAACAACCTAATGTTATTATTGGAACAACCCCCTATCATAGTATGTTATGTATTTCGGATACATTTATTATTAATAGATTAAATTCTATCTATAAAATAGACTGCCTATGTTGTAAATCAATAATTTGTCCAAATAATTGGAAACCTGTAAAAAATATTGTTAACATATTGGATGAAATTAAAATTAATATTTCTATTGTCCAAAGCCTTTTATATATGAAATATACTTATATGATATGTAAAAGTTATAATATTTTTTGTGAAGAAATACCTGAATTAATATGTAAAAATTTTATAGTATATAATTAATAAACAGTAACAATAGTATTATATACAACCTGTTATCATTATTCGATGGGAATATCCTTTAAATTAATTAAAAAAATATAAATTAATTAAAAAATATAGATTAATTAAAAAAATATAAATTAATTAAAAAATATAAATTAATTAAAAAATATAAATTAATTAAAAAAAATAGATTAATTAAAAAAAATATATTTATATATTATAAATGTATAAATATATAATAAATCCAGAAACAAATAAAAAAGTTAATATCAAAACAAAACTTGGTAAAAATATATTAAAAAAATATATGGTATCGTTAACTGGTGGTAGTAATCCTAATCCTACACAAAATATGGAACCAGTCTTTGCGACTATATCTAATGATGGGAAAAGTAAAATTATTATTATAGGTAATCGTGCGTATGAAAATAAGGGAATAGTCTGGAAAAGGATTGAGCTTGAAAAATTAAAATAAATGATATTTAGTAACTTATAGATAATTGTAAAAACTGAATCTTTCCAGGTGAAAATAAATAACAACTCAAAACGAGTAATTTTATTTTTTTAACTTTTACTATAATATGTAAAAATTTTATAGTATCTTTTAATAATATATAATCTTAGATTCAGGATAACTTTCTAGAATAGGTAATAATACATTTAAGCGTTTTTTAACAGGCGTTTCACCTTTCACACCCTTACGTTTATTTTTAGCCATTCGTTCAATAGATAATGCATCACATTTTGTTAAATTATCTATTTTAATATGATATTTCCATATACCATCACCTTTAAAACTTGTTGTATATTTAGCACCTCCTTTTAATTCTCTATTATGCTCTCGTAATCTTCTTATAGAATTATTAGTTATACCCAAATATGTTCGATTATTACTAGTATTTTCGAGCAAATAAACGATATAATCTTTTGAATAATTCATTAATTAAACATAGATTTTTAATAAAGTATTATTTATAAATAATTTGATAACAAATTATTTATAAAATAAATTTAAAAATGTCTTATAAGCAAACATCCAATACATCATCTAATCCAATATTAGAGATAACATCTGAAATTACATCTGAAATTACATCTGAGATAACATCCGAGATAACATCCGAGATTGTACCTGAAACCAGAACCGAATCAACTGAACTATCGATATTATTAGACCAAAACAGAAAATTTAATCGGGATATTAATACAAAACACAAAGAAATTAGAACTCTTAAAGATACGATTAGTGATAATCAAAAAAAAATATGGAATCTATGCGAACATGATTGGGAAAAAGAGCCAGCTCAAATGAATGAACATACTACATATACATGTAAAATATGTCATTTATATAAAAATTACTATATGTATAGATAATTTATTATATAATAACTTATAAAATAATGCAATCCTTTAATAGTTTAATATGTAAAGCATTATACATATTTTCTGCCCACTTATAATGATCTTTATTATCTGGTGGACAATCGAAATATTCCCATACAAAAACACCACCCATATCATATTTTTCGGAAATAGAAGCTACTACATTAATTGCCTGTTCAAAATTACCTGAACTAAAATCTCCAGATACCATGCCCATAACTATTTTTTCAGATGGATAGCCATTATTTATTATGTTCTCATACGCTTGTAAGGTATAATCTCCATAAAATTGCCCATTAAAATAATCTATATATTTACCTTCTTTGCTATTATATAATTCCTTATAACTAAATCCTCCCATTCCAGGGCCATCATTTTGTAAAGAATAAGCTAATGGTGCCATTGCTATAATAAACTCTTCACCAAAATCTTCCACTATTTTATTGATTAACATTTTAATATTATCTAAATTTACTCCCTCTTCTACATCTAAATCAATGCCACATATTTCTGGATGATCTATAATTGTATCTTTTAATAATTTATAATAAATATCAAAATTATTAAATAAATCGGTAAATGCGCCTCCTGCTCCCCCAACCATTAATACTATTTTAATACCTTTATCATTTGCTTTTTTAATATCTTCCCAAACACTATTAAATTTATAACTATTTGGAGGATTATTATTTAGATGAATATAAGGGGAATTATCGGAACTTAATCCAAAATGTATTGATGATAAATGAATGTGTGTAACAACTGGGTTGTCTTGTTTTAATATATCGTTTAATCCAGAAAATGTTTGATAATAATAAATAACTCTTTTCATACTATTTATATAATAATAGTAAATAATGTTTATTGTAATATACCGACAAGTATTTATATTATTTTTAAAAAATCTTCTACAGTTTCTAAAGCACCTTCTATCCAAGCCTGTTTTAACGAATAACATTCTCCTAATATAAATAAATTGTAATTAAAAGGTTTTAACATTTTTCTATAAATAATTTCTGAATCAGCACCTTTTTTAAAAAAATGAGCCCCATTTTTCCAATAATACGATTTAATAAATAGAGGAACGGGGATAGTAATATTTGGAAATATTTCATTAAGATTTTTCTTTATAAAATAGTTTAATCTATTATTTTTATTAAGTTGGTTCCAGTAATCTGCATATAAAGTATCACTGTATGATATCATTATTACCCCTTTAGATTCATCTATAGGAATTATATATTGTAAAGGATTATTAGTTGTTATTTTAGGCAAATCTTTAAACCAAACCTTATTATTTATTATTGGATATACAGCATATATTCGATTGAGTGAATGACCTTTAACAGAATTAATATTTTTTTTAATTGTTTTTAAACCATTAAGCTTCATTAAATAACTCTTGGGTATTGATAAAATAACATTTTTGACTTTATGTACAACCTCATTATTTTTTTCTTTAAAAACTAAAGTCAGTATGCTTTCTTTATCCACAGAATAATCTATCAATTCAGAATTTAAAACAACTTCTATATTTCTTTCTCTAAGTTCAATTTCTATTTTTTTTACTAAAGACGATAATCCATTTTTAAGGATAAAAAAATTATTTTTACTACTAAATCCATCATTAAACATTCTTACGCCGTCATATGCGTTTGTGTCTAATAGTTCCGCATTATATCCAAATGAATCTAATAAAAATTCACTTGCTTCAGATGATAAAACCATCAACGAAAGATCATACATAGAAATTTTTTTTAAAAACATATTATCATAGTCTTTCGATTTGCACAGTATAAGTTGTATTAAATAATTAATATCTAACAATTCATTTTTATTAGGTGAATATTTACTATATAAATCCTTTCTAGAAGAGAATGCTAATCCTCTTACCACAGGAATACGCTCAGATGATATTGGTATAATATCAGCCGATAATCCAACCCTATCTATTAAATTAAGTAGTAATTTATGATTATCTGAAAATCTCCCGGCACCAGCTTCATATGTATACTTGATATCATTATGTTTTGTATTAATTGTATGTATCCTACCTCCTAAAAAACTATTTTTCTCAAACACCATTATTTTTTTTTTAGGATTTATATCAGAAAGTTTTAGAGCGGAATACAACCCAGATATACCTCCACCTACTATTATAAAATCATTAATCATTATACCTTAACTGTATATTTTTTTTTTAACCAATTATTCCTTAAATTATTAGATACTATAAAATGGATATGTGAAGGATATATTTTATCATCATTCTCAACATAATACTCAACTGGTTTATAAAGTACAATTTCGGTGTTTCCATAAGAATCTAACAAGGATAAGCCACTATTTTCATAATCATCATATGCTTCTTCCGGATATATATCTTCATTTTTATTAAAATCATCTTCATTTTCAGAAGCAAAGTAATAAATATATCTTCCAGCAAATTTTTCACCCATATTAATAGGAACCGTTATCAACTCATTTATTTCTGGGATATATTTTTTAGGGGGATGTTTTGTTTGTTTTTTTAAAACCCAGTCCGCTTTACTAACAATTTTTGATAAACCATTATCATTTATTGAACAAGATGTACATATTTTTTCCATTTAGTATATATATATTATATTGATATAATAAAATAATTATTTAATATTAAATATTAAATAATTTAAATAGTTATATTATAAAATCTTTAATATTTTTATTATCTACCCATGAAGATAATTTTAAACAGTTTTTATCAGGTATTTCTAATGATTTATAGTATTTGTGAATAACAACTTCTGGTAATAATTTTTCAAGTCCCTTAGTTATAAAACATCTATAATTATTTAAATATATACTATCCTGTTTTTTAATATCTCTATAAATATATCCTATTTGATCTATAGATACATTTTCACTAATTAACACCTCTATTATTTTATTTCTAGATTTTTCGGTATAATTTGTATTGTCAAATACAAGTTTATTAGTACTCTTGATATTAATATCTTTTAAATATTTTACTGGCGTTGAATAGTCGTCCTTACTTAATCGTAAAAATTGATGACTTGTCAGATATTTCTTACAAAATGTAGTTTTTCCCGATGAGGGTGGAGAAATTATAAACAAATACTTATATTTTTTGATAAATTGTATTAATTTTATCTTTTCTCCTTTTACTACATCTCTTTTGATAGAAGTTAATGTTATAAAGTTTTGTATATCTAACTTTTCATATAATCCATCTAATTTATTTATAGTAAATCCATCCATAAATATTGTTGTATTTTTAATAAATGGAATATTTAAATTAAGAGCAAATTTTAAATCGCTCGCTTTTAATTTAGTATGATTTGGGTCAAACGCATCCCCGCAATAAAAAACACTATGAAATGTTTTTTTTTTAAATATATATTCCCACATTCCAGGAAATGGTTTTCTAAAATAATTATTATTAATAGATGCTATAAATGTAATATTTAATTTTGAACTAATATGTATATTCTTAAATTTGAATAATAAATCATCCTTGGTAATAGTTCCTCTTTTTACACCCAATTGATTTGTAAAAATAACAATACTCCAATCGTTTTTATCTAATAGAGTTAATACATCCAATATATTACACTTCCACTCCCAGTCATCTTTATCTTTTGGAAATATTTTATTATTTTTAGGCTGGATTAACGTATGGTCTAAATCAAATGCTGCAATTTTATTTTTAAAATTTAGTATGTTATATGTAATGATGGAATTTTCCATTTTTAAAATAAATATAAATTTATTATATATTAAATATCAAATTTATATTTATTTAAGGCTACATAGATGTTATTCATTAGTATGACTATTACAATTCAAAAAATTAATTTAATTGATACAGAAAGGCTCGCATATATTGGAAGACAATCATTACCTATATACTATAATTCAATTCATATTTTTAATTTAAGTATGGATCCTAATTATATACTACTAAAATCAATTATAAATGATACACTTGTTGGGTTATGTTTTATTAAAATAATAGATAATAGATATCATATAATGTCTATAGCTGTTTTAGATACATATCGAAGACAAGGAGTAGGTAATAAATTTATCAAGTATGTTAAAGAAAATTATACACAAAATAAACAGAATAAAATATCCCTTTATGTTCAAACAACTAATGTAAATGCTATAAATTTTTATAAAAAAAATAGCTTTATACAAGTTAAAAAAATATGTAATTATTATGAAGGATTAGATAATCCGGATGCTTATTATTTAGAATTTGGTGAGTGATTTTTTTCACTAGTTTCTCTTGTCCTATCTAAAAATCGTTTTACCGCATTTTGTCTATCGACTTTATGTCTAACTGGATTTTCTAAAACAAACTTAGAATACGAATATTTAGGTAAATTTTTTATTAATTTTGTAAGCTGTTTTGTTCTTAACATATAATATAATAAATTATTTATATTATATTATCATATTTAATTATCATATTTAATTATTCTATAAAAATTAGATATTTCCAAATTTACTACTATATCTTAATTTTTTTGATATAATTTAAGCAATAATTTTAGTTATTTTACCAATACCCTTTGTATTTCCTTCTCTAAAAATTAATTGTGTTCCTACTTCTATATATTCTGAATGAAATAAAAATCTAAAATGTATTATCGCCGTATCGCCTGATCTAAGAATTTCTTTATTCATTGAACATATTTTAGCTGATTGACGAACTGTTCCACAATGTATTATTGGTTCATAATTTTTCCGAATTGTTGTCGTATTTTTAATAATTAGTACCTTTGCCTCAAATTCCCATATAGCCTTATGTTTTAATATAACAATCATACCTCTTAATATATCTTTTCTACCTATATTTTTATTATCTAAAAATCGTATATTTAAACACCCACTCTTACCAATACCTAATGTTTTAACACTTGTTCTGAAATTATCGTGAATGGATTTAACTAAAATTCTTTTATATTGTCCATTAAACGGTCCTACAAATAATTTATCATCTACTGAAATTGTTCCTTGTTTTACTAATCCACTAATTACAATACCAACACCTTTAACATTAAAAACATCATCAATTCTTAGTATTTTATTAATATCTTCATTATAATCTATAGCAGGATTTATCCAGGTTTCTCTAGATTTTAATGAGTAAATAAAATTTCGCAGATTTGTAAGATTATAACCGGTTTTATTAGAAGTTAAGAATATAGGACATATTTTATTATTAGTCCAGTCATCTAATTCGGAGATATTATCACTATCTCTAATAATGATTGTTTTTTTATTCCCTCCTGCATTTGTTGCCATTATTTTTGCTATTTTTTCTAAAATATTATCAATCTTATCTTGAGGCGCAATATCAATTTTAGTTATAATAAAAAAAAGAGGTATATTTAAACCTATAGCCATTGACAAATGCTCTTTTGTCATTCCTATAATACCACGCTCGCCCCCAATAGTCATCATACCATAATCAATCATCGATCCTGTTAATCCTGACATTGTTGTTTTTAAATATTTCTCGTGACCAGCTAAATCAATAAATCCTATTACTTTATCATTATTGTTAATATAGTATTGCGTTATAGATGATGTTCTCCCAGTATCACCTTCGTGTTTATGTTTTAAAATTTTACTACGAGCAGAACCCCTGCCATTATCTATTATATTATTAGCAATACAGCTGATTGTTGTTGATTTTGCGGAATCTACATTTCCAATAGAAGCAATTCTTAGTTCGTGCATTTATATTATATTAATATTTATATTTATCTTTATATTATATTTTAATTTATATTATATTTGCTATCTATTGTGTCTTGATAATTGACACAAATACTATGATTTATAAGTTTCATATAAACAATTATGAATAAAGTAATACTAATAAATATATGATGAATAATTATAATATTATATAATATTATAATGGATATCGAAACTAAGATAGCCTCTTTATTTAATGATTATGGGCAAACATATTCGTTTTCTCTAAGTAGTCCAAATTATTTTAAAAATAATTTGGAGATGATACGTTTAGTAGAAAAATATATAAATATTTTATCGCAATCTAAATTTAAAAAAAAGTATATTTGTTTAAAATTAAATTGGTTTATGAACAAAGATACTATAGATTACATAACACTAAGAAAAATAATAGAGAAATCAAATATATATAATATTACTGTTATTTTTAGTGCGTTTTTAAAGAAATATCGTGAAGCTGAAATTGCGACCTATCTAAAATTTTTAGATGAGAAGTTTACAAATATTTATATAACCCTTGCTTGCTATCATACAGATATAGATGAAAAAGTTAATTTTATTTTAAAAAAAGGGGGGAAAATTAGACTTGTAAAAGGTTGGTGGAATGATGGAGACCAGAAAAATTGGGATAAAGTAAGCAAAAAATATATTAAAAATGCTATAAAACTAATAAATAATGGCAAATATCATATACTTGGAACACACGATTTTGATATACTGGAAAAATTGTATCAAAACTATACTAGTATGATGGATAAAGTGGAAATAAGTTTTTTTTACGCAAATAAGGATTATGTCCTAACTAAGCTAAAAGATTTTAAATATGAAATAAAAAATAAATCATTTTATAAGACATATGGAAATATTTTAATTAGTTCATATTTTTTTATAACATACTCAAATCTAAAAAGAAATATCCCGTTTATATTAAAGAGTATTTAACCTCCCAAGTATTAATTAATATTGTATAAAATATATTGTTGATACACTATCATTTTGGACAAAGTCGAGTATAATGTCCATTAGGTGGTCTATAAAGAAAACAGATAGTATGTATATAGAGTACTACATGAATAATAAACTAGATTAGATAATTAATTAAAAATTAATATATTTCAAAAATAA